GAAGATCATGAAGAAATAGAATCTTGGATGCCAAGATTTCAAGAGTTAATGAAAAGAGGAACTTTTTAGAAATGGCTTTGTCCACATATGGCACACAATTTAGAGACATTCCTGATGGGGAAACTGTAGAGTTTTCACATGCTCAAACTTTAGTTGCGGCGGGGCAACCAGTAAACGTTTCGTTTATTGATGCTAGAGTTGACAAAGGTTTGACAACAGAAGGTGTAATAACGAGTGCCACAATGTCAAATACAAGTTGTATTCTTACAACTGTAGGTATGGCTCAAGTTTACATAACAACTTACACTTTGTCTGGAAAATACAGAGATGATCTGGCAACAAGAGACATTTATCAGGTAATGAACACAAACAATTATGATCCGAATGCCTCTAGTTTTTATGGTTCAGAATCAAAACCAACGGGTGATTTTCAAGTAACCACTTATAATTCATACAATGCGTTGATTGCAGCAAGGGCACCTTCAAGCACATCAACCACAGGTTGGAATAATATTGTAAAGTTTTATCCAGATGACACACCAGAGAAAACAGTAACTTTTACTTTTAATGCTCAAGGAGTTACAACAGAATTCACTCAAATGGTGCATCTGATACCTACTAGACACTTTACCAGATTGCAGTCACTTGTACAAGCGATAGCGCCAGGTAGAGTTATTGAAGATGCTTCGGGTAACATTATAACACCAACTTATATTTCAGACCCACCAGGTTGGGTAGAGCCAGCAGAATAGGAGAAAATTATGCCAGCGGCATGTAGAATTGGAGACATGGACATCACACACTGCTCCACACCTTCAAGAGCCCAAGGCTCAACGAATGTTTTTGTAAATGGTATACCTTGGAGTTGTCAGGGACATATCAATACTCCACATCTAATACCAAATGATAATCCATGCTCGGTGCATGTAGCATCAATTTCGTCAGGTTCAAGCACTGTAAAAGTAAATGGTAGAGGTGCTGGCCGTGTTGGCGATAGTATTGGAGGTTGTACTGCTGTTGCTGCTGGTTCCCCAAATGTTTTTGCAGGTTGAATAAATAAAAGATGTCAACTACAATTACATCCAACGAACCAAAAATTCAGTCCGAACGATCTTATAAAGATTTGGATTTGAATTTTACAATACATCCTGTAAAAAAGGACATAAATCGTCACTTAAACGAAAAGGCGATTATTAATTCTGTAAAGAATCTAGTTTCGACTAACTTTTACGAAAGACCTTTTCAGCCAGAATTGGGATCAGCAATTCGGGCTTTACTATTTGAACCAGTAGATTCTGTTTTTGGTGCTTCAATAGAAAGGCGTTTATTTGACGTTATTAATAACTATGAACCGAGAGTTTCAGTAGAATCAATTGTTGCAATTCCTGCTCCGGACGAAAATGGCTACAGAATTTCAATGACTTTTTATATTGTTAATTTGCCTAATCCAATTACAATTAATTTCTTTTTAGAGCGTATAAGATAAAATGGCTGAACCACTACAAGTTACCGAACTTGACTTTGATCAAATCAAACAAAATCTAAAGACCTTCTTAAAAAGTCAGTCTGAATTTACCGACTATGATTTTGAGGGTTCTGGTCTAAGTGTCTTGTTGGATATTTTGGCATATAACACACATTATAATGCTTACTATCTAAACATGGTTGCTAACGAAGCATTCATGGACACCGCTTTATTACGTGATTCGGTTATATCACACGCTAAAGTCTTAGGGTATGTTCCTTATTCTAGAAAAGCTCCACGTGCAACAATTAATTTCACTGTTAATACGGCCACAAACGTCGCAAGCACACTAACTGTACCAAAAGGTTTTTCTTTTTTATCGAATGAAATTGATGGCGTCAGTTACAACTTTGTGACTTTAGAAGAGGTAAGAGTAACTAAATCGAACACAGACTTTTCATTTTTAAATTTACCAATATATGAGGGTCAGTTAGTAACATACAATTTTACTCACGACCAGACAACAAATCCAAAACAAATATTTTCACTTCCGGATACAAATGTTGACACATCGACTCTGTTTGTTTCCGTTCGCAATTCAATTTCAAATACAGATTCGGAAATTTATACCTTAGCTGAAGATGCCTCGGTTACTACGACAAACTCCAACGTTTTCTATCTACAAGAAAATAGAGGTGAAAGATATGTAATTTATTTTGGCGATAATGTAATTGGCAAAAAACTGCCTAATGGTGCAGTGGTTAGTGTCACGTATTTGATTACAAATGGCACAGCAGCAAATAAAGCAAATAACTTTGTCGCCACAGGAGTTCTTGCAGACTCTTTGGGTAATGCACAAACAGATTATATAATTGACCCTGTGAGTGAAGCCTCTGGTGGTGCTGAAAGAGAATCTGTGGATAATATCAAATTTTCCGCACCATTACAATTTACTACACAAAACCGTTTGGTAACATTTTCTGATTATGAAACATACATTCAAAAAAGTTACCCATCTTTAGACTCAGTTTCCGTTTGGGGTGGTGAAGATGAAACACCACCAAAGTTTGGTGTAGTTTATGTTGCGTTAAAACCAAAAATTAATTATTTCATTTCAGAGGCGGAAAAACAACGCATTGTAGATGATATTATTAAACCAAAAGCAATCGTTGCTATTCAGGCAGTGCTGCGTGATCCAGAGTACCTATATTTGTTGATTTCACCTACAGTAACTTATAACCCAATCAAAACTATTTTTACTGAAGAACAGTTAAAAACGGCAATAAGAACGGCGATTTTAAACTACAAAACTACCAATCTTGATAAGTTTAATTCTCAATTTATTATTTCAAAAGTTCAAGATGCAATTGACTCTGTTGACACAAATGCTATCATTGGTTCGGGTGTGTCTGTTCGTTTGCAAAAAAGATTTTCACCATCTCTAAACTCTTCTACACCTTACACGATTAACTTTAATACTCAACTGCGTAGAGGTACAATTGGTAACAAGTTGTCTTCAACAACATTTACTGTAGCAGATTCACAAGGCATTGATCGTGAAGTTCAGTTTGACGAAATACCACAATCGTTTTCTGGTATCTCTTCTATTCAAATAACAAATCCTGGTGCCGGGTATTCTTCTCAGCCGATAATTACAATTGAGGGTGACGGCTTTGGTGCTAATGCTTCAGCAACTATTGTAAATGGCCAAGTTCAGAGCATTGAGATGATTAATCGTGGGATTGACTACACACGTGCTACTGTTAAAATTACTGGTGGTGGAGGTTCTGGAGCCACGGCCGTTGCTGTTATTGATGGTCGCATTGGCACAATTCGTACCGTTTATTATGACTCCTTTGCACAAAGACAAGTTGTTGATGATAATGCTGGAGAAATTGATTATGATTCAGGTACTGTTAAGATATCTAATTTACTCATTAAAAACGTTCAGTCGGTTGATGGTGATGTTCGAATTTCAATTGAAGCGGAAAAAGGCATTATAAGTACAGTGAAAAACACCATTATTACAATAGATCAAGAAGACCCAATATCAATTAGTACAACATTAGAAACTGTATAATGTCAGTAGATTTAAAAACATCAATACTTGTAAATCGTCAAGTACCCGAATTCGTTCGTGACGAATACCCAAAGTTTGTCGCCTTTTTAGAAGCGTATTATGAGTTTCTTGAGACTCAGGCAAATACTGCCATCTCTTCAAACAATTTAGTTACAACTGCAAAAACTTTAAGAAACATTAGAGATGTTGATGATTCTTTGGAGAGATTTGAAAAGAATTTTTATAACACCTACGCAACTCTAGTTCCGCTTGAAGTACAGTCAAATAAGGCTCTTCTTTTTAAGCATCTATCTACTCTATACAGAGCAAAAGGTTCCGAAGGTTCTTTTAAATTATTGTTTCAACTTATTTTTGGTGAAGACATTGATATTATTTTACCTAAAAATAATGTTCTTCGTTCTTCTGCAAGTAAATGGCAAGTAGACAATATAATAAGAATCAATCCAGATATCTTTACTCGTTATGTTGGTAACGGCACAAACAAAACTTTTTATTTGGCTCAACGAGCAACACAAGGTGATGTCAATGTTTATGTTAATGATGTGCTTAAAGTTTTTGATCAAGATTACTTCATTAATAAAGAGTATCGTCAATTAAATTTTGTCACCGCACCCGCAAATGGTGACATAGTAACTGTAAATTATGGTAATTTTGAAATTAATTTACTAAACAACCGTAAAATTACTGGTGTATCATCCAATGCTTCGGCAATTATTGAAACTTCAAACAAAAGAATTATTTCTGATACACTTAATCTTGGCTTACCTATTGAACTTTCAATCGATCTCAAAACACTCGATGGCGATTTTTTAAACGGCGAAGAGATTTCAATACCAATTAATGATGAAGTTAATAATATCTCAATAGATGTTCGTGCTTCTACGTTTTCAATTGTTCGCAAGTTTAATGTTATAAACTCAGGTAATAATTATAGTGTTGGCGACATTGTTACGGTAAGTGGTGGTAACGCTTCAACAAATGCTTTTGGTACGGTTGAAAGAGTATTTACTGGCCAAGTTGATTCTGTAAATATTACACATGGCGGTGCTGTATTTACAATTTCTTCACCCATTTCTGTATCCGGAAATGACGCACTCACAACAATGATTGCTGTTGTTGATGGAATTGATACTTCGGGAGCAAATGCTGCTAATTCATTTAAAGTATCACCTGACGCTATTGCTAATTTAAATATACAATCAGCAATTACGAATTCTAATTTTGGTTCTGCTTTTTCTAAACCACTCATTAACGCAGCAAATTCAATTTCTGATGCATTAAATTATATTTCATTTCAAGTTGGACCTATCAGTAATGTTAAAGTTCTAACCTCTACAATACCACTCACCGAAAAAGATGTAACGATTCTAGATGCTGCTGGTGCTGAATATGGTTCAAACACTGGCAGTTTTGGGTATCGTTACTCTAAAAGTTTAAAGTCTGTTGGTAGATACAAAATTAATGATGGTGGTATAAACTATCAGATTGGTGATGAGATTATCTTCGGTGCAAATCCTCCTGGAACATATGGTCAAATGGCAGCGGCCACTGTTGGCAAAATTGCAGCCAATGGTTATATTTTAAGAATTGATTCTGCAAACAGCCGCATTCGTGGAACCGGAACAGTTTTAATTACACAGTTGAATGAAATTGTTGGCACAGGAACATTCTTCACACAAGATTTAAAAATTGGTGACAAAGTAGACATCAACAATGAATCCAGAACAGTATCATCAATTACTAGCGATTCTGTTGTTGTTGTAAATACCAATTTTGTTTATCCGACAGCAAATAAAAAAATTGGCGTATATGATCGTTGGCCATTAGGTGGATATGGATATACACAAGGAAAATTTCCAAATCTTTCTGTAAGTTCAACTACGGGTTCTGGTGCAAATGTACAAATTGATTCACTAATTGGTGATGGTGAATCATTAGTTCCAACTGGTTTTGGTTCAAACGGACAAATCATTTCAATTGCGGTTATTGATCCGGGTTCAGGTTATGAGTATAGCCCAATTGTAAACATCTCTGGTGGAGATGGTGCAGCAACGGCAAATGCAGAAATTGAACGTTCATTTACTTCAGCGCCAGGCCGCTGGACTACTTCAGATTCCATTATTTCTTCGTTTGAAAGAAAGTTACAAGGCGAAGATTATTATATTGATTACTCATATGTTGTT